GGCTGTCCTGCACTCGCACACAAAAAAGGCATTGGGACGTGAGGGCATTTTCTGGTTGAAGGTGCACATCGCGAACTCGTACGGCTTCGATAAGGAGCGCTTTGAGGATCGTGCTCGTTGGACAGAGCAGCATTGGGAGAGCATTCAGCGTGCGTTAGCAGAGCCTGAGAACCATCCTGATGTCTGGGGTACTGATGCCCCTTGGTGCATGTTCAGCGCTGCGTACGAGCTTAACCAAGCGTATCTGAGCGGTTCCCCTGAGACGTACGAGACGGGTATCATCGTGCACATGGATGCTACGTGCTCCGGTCTACAGCATTTCAGTGCTATACTGCGTGACTCCATTGGGGCGCGTTGTGTGAATCTGGTGGATGAGGCTAAGTGCGGTCCGAAGCAGGACATCTACAGCAAGGTAGCTGTAGCCGCTATGCAGGCTATTGCACTCGATGCTGAGGGTACTGGTGAGGAAGCTGACATGGCTCGCTGGTGGCTCGGTGTAGGCATTCCTAGGTCGATGGCTAAGAAGCCTGTGATGACGTACGTGTACGGCGCTACAGTCCGTGGGACAGCGCAGTTCATTGAAGAGTACGTATATAAGGAAATGCCGGACGCTGTGTTCCCTGATCCACTACGCTCGTACACGTACTGCTCGTACGCTGCTAAGAAGCTATTCCAGGGTATTGCTGCTACAGTACCAGCTGCAGACAATGCTATGCGTTGGCTGAAGTCTGTTGCTAAGAGTATGCCTAACGGTAAGCGTATGCAATGGAAGACCCCAACAGGTTTTCTAGTGCAGCACGATTACCAGGGGTATGATGAACGGATACTGCATGTACGTTCTTGCGGTCTTAAGCAGATCACTGTGCGAGAATGGAATGAAGGGACTAAGCCTCTGCAGATGCAGAACGCTATCAGTCCGAACTTCGTGCACGCTATGGATGCTTCACATCTAACCCTTACCGCTAAGAGCATGTTAGACGATGGGTTGTTCATGGTAGGTATTCACGATTCATTCGGTACTCACGCTTGTGATGTTAGCACTCTACACACTAAGGTTAGAGATGCTTTCGTGCAGTTGTATCAGAATAGGAACCTCTTAGGAGAGTTCTTATGGGAAGTAGGCGGCATAGGTGAACCTCCAGAACGAGGTTCTTTTGACTTAGATAGCGTTAAAGAATCTGAGTTTTTCTTCTGTTAAATCAATTAGGATTGGTTTAATGGAGAGAGGGGTAGGGGAGAGAGGCAGGGGATAGAGAGCAGTAAAATAGCTCTGTAGAACTAGCTTTTCTCCACTTCCTTTTAGAGGTACTAATGAATACGAATACAAGTGCTAAGAAGGATAGTATCTTCTTCAGTAAAGCTCAAGCAGCTTATCTAGAGAGTATCTATCCAGAGAAGGTACTACGACCAGATGCTCCTGAAGCAGAGGTACGTAGGTACTTCGGTACACGAGAAGTAATAGCTTTCGTGAAGAGTAGAGTTCGTGATTAGAGAAGGAACAGTACAGGACATAGCTGAGATAGCTACCCTGTGCGTGCAGATGCACCTAGAGTCGGAGTACAGCAGTATTCCGAGAAACGACTCTAAGGGAGCAGACTTCCTAGTACATGCTATCTGTGCACCTGAGTACTCTGTTCTAGTAGCAGAGGATGCCAGTGGAATACATGGCGTGCACATAGGGTTTGTACAAGACCTGTGGTTCAGTGATGAGCTGCTAGGTTATGACGTGTTGTTGTACATCTCTCCGAACAAGCGAGGAGGTATGTCTGGTATTCGGTTGATTAAAGCATTCGAGACTTGGGCATTCTCTAAGGGCGCTATTGAAATTCGCCCTGGGTCTACTACAGGTATCTCACCAGATCAGGTTAGAGCGTTGCATGAACGCTTAGGATACCGAACAGTGGGGTACACCTTCCGAAAGGTAAAATAATGTGCGGTGGTACTGGCGCTAAGTTAGGCCTAGATATTACAGGTTATGAAGAAAAGAAGCGGCAAGCTAATCTAGCTGCTGAAGCTCAAGACCGTGCAACCAAAGCTGCTCAAGAAGCTGCTAAGGTTGCAGAAGAACAAGCTGCGCAACAAGCAGCAATGCAAACAAACTTTGCAACTGACCTCTCAAGTGAGAACTTAGGTACTGTCGTAGCTGGTGGCTCTGCTGAGCAATCCGTGGTTGCAGACATGAAGAAGCCTAAGAAGCGTGTGTCTGGTTTGTCTAGTGCTCTCGGTATCAACGTCTAACGATGAACCAAAGAGTCACGCATAAGGCCCTGTTCGAGAAGTTGCGTGACGATACAGTGATAACGAAGTGTGAGCGGTATGCTCATTGGACGTTACCACAGCTCATGGCAAACTTCTCTGAAACGAGAGGCACGCACGCGATAGTCGTTGAACGAGACTATCAAGAGATTGGAGCCTTGCTGGTGAACCACCTAGCAAGTAAGCTCGCAGGATTGCTCTTTCCGAGTAATCGTCCGTTCTACCGTATCGACCCATCCGATGAGTTCGTACAAACTGCTGAACAAGCTGGCGTGAAGAAGACTGAACTGAGTGCAGCTCTAGCTCGACTAGAGATGGAATCGTGTCAGAACCTATTCATGAACGCTTCGTACAATCAGCTTGTCACTCTGTTGAAGCATCTTATCATCACAGGTAACGCAGTGCTTTACCGTGACTCCGAAGATAAGAAGTGCTCCACGTATGGTTTGCAATCGTTCGGTGTTCGCCGTGATGGTAAGGGTCGCGTTGTCGATTCAATCATCCGTGAGTTCACGTACGTAGAGTCTCTCGACCTTGACATTCAAGATGCCCTGAAGGGTGTGAACAAGAGCAAGTACAGTCGGCCTGAACAACAGGTTGAAGTGTACACTCGTATTCAACGTCAAAAGGTTCGTGGCTCCAGAGCAATCTGCGTTGTCACGCAGGAAGTCGATACATTGCCCGTAGGGGTACCGAGTACTTATCCTGAGCATCTTTGCCCCTGGCAGTTCCCTACGTGGAATCTGATCGCAGGTGAGCACTATGGTCGGGGCATGGTTGAGGATTACGCAGGCGGCTTTGCACGTCTATCTGATCTGAGTGAATCTCATGCGTTGTACGCTGTCGAAGTAATGCGTGTTGTGCATCTTGTTGGAGCCGGTTCAGGCACTGACATTGATGACCTCGCTAATGCTGAGACAGGTGAGTACATCCGTGGGGATGCTCAATCAGTTGGTGCGCATGAAGCTGGCGATGCGCGTAAACTTGAACAAATTCAAATAATCATTACTGAAGTGTTTCAACGGTTGGCTAGAGCCTTCATGTACAGCGCGAACACTCGTGACGCAGAGCGCGTGACGGCGTACGAGCTGCGACAACAGGCAATCGAAGCTGAGAATGCTCTCGGTGGGGTGTACTCCTCACTAGCAGAAAGCATTCAAGTACCGTTGGCACATATTCTGATGTTCGAGGCTAAGCCTAGTACATTGGATAGTCTCATCCGAAACGATATGCGCCTTGACATCATGGCAGGTATTCCTGCCCTAGGCCGTGCTTCGGATGTACAGAACCTAGTTCTGGCTGTACAGGAAGCTGCTACTGTCGTACCAGCGCTTGCTCAGATGCAACAGCTTGATCCACGAGTAGACATCAAGAAGGTCATGGACATGATCTACGAAGGTCGCTCAGTCGATGTAGAGAGAATCTACAAAGAACAGGATGTGCTGGATGCTGAAGCTCAAGCTATGGCTCAACAGCAGCAAGGACAGGCTCAGATGGCTACGGCTGTCGATGCCGCTTCTCAGTTAGAACAACTTAATCAAATGACGCAAGGTTAAAGCATGGATCAAAACCTCCCTCCAGGTGTACCTCCAGCCGGTAATCCTCCTACGATTCCACCGGCCCCTACACCTCCGACTCCACCTGCACCTCCTGCACCTCCTGCCCCAGGCAGTACAGCAGAGCCTAACGCAGACTTCACCCAGGCTGTTGCAGCTCTAGCGGCTGCTCTGGGTAAGACTCCAGGCACTCCTGCTGAACCAGCAGCTCCAGTTGTCGATCAGGATTCGCTGAATGCGATGAACATTGAGAACATCCAGAACCCAGTTATCAAGAGCATGGCACAAGTCATGCAGACAGCTGGTAAAGGTCTGGATATGGATCGTATCTTCAAGAAGGCACTCGATGCCGGTGATGTAGAACTGCTGGACTTGGCGTACATCCGTGATAAGTCTCCCGCTAATGCAGATCAACTTGCAACCATTGCTAAGGGCATTGTCCAAGCAGTGCAAGCTGATACCGAAAAGACGGTAGGGGCTATTCACACGATGGCCGGTGGTGAGGCTCAGTGGAATGCATGTGTCACTGCGTTTAATCAGAACGCTCCTGACGAACTCAAGCATGTCATCAAGACGATGCTGGACTCGAACAACAGCGACCAAATTCAGGCCGCTGGTAAACTTCTGATCCAATACGCACAAGGACAAGGATTCGTGCCGAACCAACAACCTCTAGTTCAAGGTGGCGGTGCTGCTCTCCCATCTGCTCAAGCTCTGAGCAAAGCGGAGTTCCAGACTGAGCTACGTAAGCTCGACCAGTCAAGCGCTACCTTTAACGATGATCGTAATGCCCTCTTCAATCGCCGTGCACTCGGCAAGAAGCTAGGCAAGTAATACCAAGCTAAGCGTTTACACAGGCTTGTTCAATTCTTAAACTTGAAAGAGATATAAATGGCTGCTACAACTTTTGCTGCTGCAAACACTCGCCCTCATTGGGGTGGTACGGATGCCGACCTCGACATCCACCTTGAAGCCTACGAAGGCGACATCGAAGGCTCGTTCCGCGTTCAGTCGATGTTCCGTTCGGAAGGTCTGACTAACTACAAGTCGGTTGCTAACCAGTCGAATACTTGGCGTGGTGATCGTATCGGTGGCGTTGCTGTCAAGGGTCGTCAATCTGGCGTTGCTCTTGAGAACTCGCGTATCGTGAACGAGAAGTTCGTTATCACTGTTGATACCACTTCGTACATTCGTACCCCAGTGGATTACCAGGATGACTGGACTGCTCCAGACTTCCAAGGTGAGTACTCTGCAGAGCACGGCTCGGCTCACGCTAAGGCGTTTGACCAAGCACACATCATCCAGCTCATTAAGGCTGGTGCATGGGTTGCCCCTGCTTCGCTGAAGGCCTCGGGTGCTTTCTATGACGGTATCGCTGAAACCGTTACCGGCTACGCTGCTGAAACCGATCCTGCTGCTAAGGCTGATCTGCTGGTTCAGAAGCACAAGGAAGTCGTTGCTGAGTTCGTTAAGCGTGACCTAGGTGGTTCGCTCAGCGAGTTCGTAACTCTGATTACTCCTGACGCATTCAACGTCCTGCTGGATCATGACAAGCTCATGAACGTGCAGTTCTCGGGTAACGACACTGCTGGTAACAGCTTCGTTCGTCGCCGTATTGCTATGCTGAATGGCCTGCCTGTTATGGAGACTCCACGTTTCCCAACTGGTGCTATCAGCTCGCACTTCCTGGGCGCACAGTTCAACGTCACGGCTGCTGAAGCCAAGGCTATGCTGATCGTGTTCCACCCACGTAAGACTCTGGTTACGGTTGAAGCTCAACCTATGACCGTTCGTATGTGGGATGACGAGAAGGAATTCAACAACGTCCTGGACTCGTACTGCATGTACACTGTTGGTATCAAGCGTGGCGATGCTGTTGCCGTGCTGAGCACTGACTAATTGCACCTCTAAGGGGAATCACTTCACAGTGGTTCCCCTTTTTGCGTTAGAGGATATATGAAATTACTAGATGCTGTTAATCTGATCTTACCTAAGCTAGGTGAGCATCCGGTTACATCCGTAACACTGAAGCACCCTACCCTAGCAATCATCTTGCCTGAGGTAGATAACGAACTCAAGCGTGTGTGCAATCAAGGCTGGTGGTTCAACCAGTTCGAGTACAAGGCTACACCTGATGTTGATGGCAAGATTGCCCTGGGTACAGATACCCTATCGTTCGTACCGTACGTAGTGTACGCTGCTGTACGAGGCAAAGAGCTGTACAACGTAGAAACAATGTCGTACGTATGGGATGATCCTGTAGAAGGTCTGTTGACCACGTACGTACAATTCGAAGAACTCCCCGAGACTGCTGCTCAAGTCGTATGGTGGAATGCGCTTATCAATGCATTCGCTACCGACATCGGCGTATCTCAAGAATTACAAATCTGGCAAGTACGTGCTGGTGCAGCTGCATCTGATCTGATGGCTGAGCACTTGCGTAATCGCCGGTACAATACCAAGAAAACTAAGCGGTTCCGTAGACTGCGTAATGCGTTGAGAGGTTAAGCGTGTCAATCTTTGAGTCTAGTTATAAGTCCTTACTTCAGGGCGTATCTCAGCAGTTGCCTCGTGAGCGTCTACCAGGGCAGGTAGGCTCACAAGATAACATGCTGTCTGACCCTGTTACAAACATTCGTAGACGGCCTGGAGCACAGTTCCGGTACAGTGTACCTATGCCTGATGTTACATCGAACTCTGTGAAAGCGTGGTTCACTGACATCGGCGGCTTCAAGGTGCATGTGCTACTGGATACAATCAATGGCTCCCTAAAGGTCCTGGATGAAGAGTACAATCTGCTGGAGTACTTCCCAGATCAAACGTACCTTCAGACAACTGATGCAAGCAAGATCAGAAGCACCACAGTAGGTGATGAGTTCTTCCTGGCTAACGTAGACAAGGTACCTAGCATTACTGCCGGTACCTCAGGTATCAACCCTACCCGTAGAGGGTACTTTTACATTGCAGCCGGTTCGTTCTCTCGTGGGTACTCTGTGACAGTAACCTCCTCTGTAGGGAACATCACAGCTTCGTACACAACCCCTTCAGGTACCACTGCTGGCGATGCCGCTAACAGCACCCCTGACTACATTGCTACTCAGCTGGCGAATGCCCTGGATGCGGTCAAGGGAACTGCAGGCCTGACTAAGGTAGTGCGGATTGCCTCGTACGTGTACGTAGAGGGGCCTGGAACGACTTCAAACGTCTCGGTGAATAGTAGCACTGGGTCGCAGTACGTTCAAGTCTCCAAGGCCTCCTACACCGCTGCTGAGGGGAATCTCCCTGCCCAGCTCCCTGCTGATGCAGATGGGTACATCATGTCGGTTGGCTCCGTCTCGTCTCCACAGTACTTCAAGTACCAGCACAGCACGACTGCCTGGATTGAGTCCGGTGACTACAGCTCGGCTGCTAACATCACGAACATGCCTATCTCCCTGACGTACGAAGAGGGTGCCTGGACATTGGTACTCGATGACTTCGAGGGACGGCTTGCAGGTGATGACAAGAGCAACCCTGCACATCGGTTCATGACGCATGGCATTACAGGCATAGGCTCGTACCAGGGTAGACTTGTTCTGCTGTCTGGTCCTATGGTTAGCCTGAGTGCTAGTGCGAACGCCCGTAGGTTCTATCGTAGTACTGTGTCAAGTATCATTGATAGTGACCCTGTTGAAATCGGTAGTACAGGTAACTCCAGCGCGAGTTATGAGTACTGTGTACCTTTCAACAAAGACCTGATCTTGTTCAGTGAGTCGTACCAAGCATTGATCCCTTCAGCCAGTACAGCTCTTACACCTCGTAATGCTTATGTGGTTCTGACGAGTACACACGAGATGAGCACACGCTCAGCTCCTGTATCTTTAGGCCGTACATTGATGTACCCTATGCGCCGTTCAGAAGACTTCTTCGGCGTTATGGAGATGGTGCCTTCGCAGTACACTGACTCTCAGTACATTAGCATTGACAGTACACAGCACCTGCCGAAGTACCTTCCAGGTGACTGCCGATTCAGCGTAAGCTCTACGGTAGACAACATGGTTCTGTTTGCTCCTGCTGGTGATGAGTACTCTCTGATTGTGCATGAGTACAGTTGGGATGCTGAGAGCAAAGTGCAGCAAGCATGGCATCGTTGGACGTTCCCGTATCCTGTGGCTGCTGCGTACTTCTCTAATGCATTCGTGAACGTACTGTTCGCTCAGCACGATACCATCGTAGGATGTAGTGTAGACCCTCGTGTAGGTGTGCTTACGTTTGATGCAGAGCGCCGCCCATTCAGTGATCTGTACGTGCTCACAGACATCGTTGATAACACGATCACTCTCCCTGACTGGATGACAGACTTCGACCCTAGCATGGCTAGCAAGCTCGTGGCTGCAGTCGGTACAGGTGATCTAGCTGGTGATAAGGTAGGCTTCTCTGTAAGCTCTCCTAGCACCCTCACAACGGTACGCTCGTTCCCAACAGGACCAGTAGCTATTGGTATCCCGTACACGTCAAGCATCTCTCCGAATCCTCCGATTGTGAAGGATCAGAACGAGGTCGTGATTAGCTCGAACAAGCTCACTGTGCTGCGGTACATGATCGGTACAAAGAACTCGTCACAGTACGAGGTTACTGTGCGTGATGCAGCTTCAGCTGATGCCGGTGCAGAAAGCACTGCTACGCTTACGTGGAGTAGCACCGAGCTTGACATTAACCGAGGACGGTACGCGAACGAAAGTATCAGTATTGTCCCTTGTAGGACGAACGCCCAGAGCACCACAGTGCTGATTAGCACAGACGGTACTGGGGAATTAAATGTTATTTCAATGGAGTACGTATGCAGGTACAACCAGAAGATCAAACGCAGATAACCTGTGTTGGTCGTAGGGCTGAGATCATGGCTCTGCAGCAGTTCATGCAAGCACAGCCGGATCAGATACAGCCTCCTGTGTTGCACCACTTCGCTCCAGGGATGTACGGTAGGGAGATTCTTCTCCCTGCTGGTTCCCTTGTCGTAGGTAAGATTCACAAGCACGCACACCTGAACATCATTAGTATGGGCAGGTGCCGTGTTGTTACAGAAGATGGGCCTCTTGAGTTAGAGGCTCCGTACACGTTCGTATCCAAGCCTGGAACAAAGCGTGTGGTACTGGCTCACACTGATGTGGTATGGACAACCTGCCATGTAACTGAGAGCACAGATTTAGAACACATTGAGTCAGAGATTATTGCAGAGTCGTACTCCGCTATAGGTCTATCTGACAGCCCTCAGTTGGAGTTAAAGTTATGACTTGGGTAGCCGTAGGTGCCATGACCGTAATGGCAGTAGGCACAGGTATTCAGAGCGCCTCAGCTTCGAACTCTGCCGTAGCAGCTGGAGCGCGTAACAGTATTCAGCAGAACAATCAGATCACAGCGAGCAATGAAGCCTCTGTGTCTGCAAACTTAAAGAACACAGTGCGCACTGGGTACCGTGTAGGTATCTTGAACGTACAGCAGGCACAGATGGATCGTGCAGCTATTCAGAAAGGCTTTGACATCTCAGCAGCACAGACAAGTGCTCTAGGTGCCGTGGACGCGAATCAGGCTGCTGTAGGTGCTATTGGTGCAAGTGCTCAAGCAGTCCTGCAAGACATTCGTATGCGTGCTGGTGAGGCTCAGGCTAAAGGTCTAGAGGATTGGCAAGTTCAGAAGTTCAACTTCAATACACAGCTAGCAGACCTTGTATTCCAAGGTACCTCCTCGTTGAATGGTTCGCAAGCTGCAACAGAGTTCTACGCACCTAGCACAGGGGACACTATCAAGTCGGCTCTGGTTGCTGGTGGTATTGCAGCAGCGACTACGTATGCTAGTTCAGCAATTAAATTAGGTGGCGGTACTGGTGCCGGTGGCACTTCAGCACCTGCAGGAGGTAAGTAATGGTTGACCGTGTATCAAAGGCTGTAGACTTTGCTGTAGGTAACACGCCTGCAATTCAATCTGCCGCTGGTGGTGTAGCACCGGCTCGTACAGAAGGTACTGCACGCTCTATCTATGTAGAGCAAGGCCGCATGAGTAGCCTAGGTGATCTTGTAGGTCGCTCCCTAGTACAGGTAGGTCAAGTGGCGTTTGATCGTGCCACGGAAGATGCGTACCTGAACGGTGCTGCACAACTTGGTAAGATTCAATCGGAAGCTGAGCTGGACTCGAATCCGATTACAAGCATGTGGACAAAGGCGGGGTACCGTGATGCGGCATTCAAGCTGAACCATGCTAAGGAAGTAACAAAGCTCGAAGAGGATATGAAAACTCTTCGTGAGAAGGATGTTGAAGCATTCGATAAGCACATGCAAGATGTGCGTGGTCGTTTGATGCCCCAGCTTGAGGGTATGTCCGCAGGTGCTCGTAAGCTCGCTGTTACACAGATGGCGAACACGCAAGAGTTGGCTTTTAATGCGTACACTCGTGAACGCTCTAAGTACATCATTGATGTTGAAGGTGCCGCTAACATGGCAGACTACCAGTCAAAGCTATCTCTGGTTCAGTCTGCCCGTGCGAACGGGAACCCGCAAGAGTACATGAATGCCACGAGCACTCTCATGACTGCTGTGACTGGTATGTACACGAATCCACGTCTTCCTCAAGATGTGCGTAATAACCTCGTGTACGAGGCTGCAGGGCAAGCAATCACTTCAGGTGACTCTGCCCTATGGGGAGCGCTGAAAGAGCTGCCGTACGATGCAGGAGATGGCTCTAAGGCACCTTTGCTGGACCGTCTCCCGTACCAGATGCAGACTAAGCTGGCTGACCAAGCTCGTCAAGCATCTCAGAACAGTCTATCTGAAACGAAAATGCAGTACTTAGATGGCCTCGCTCAGATGGAAGCGAGCTGGCAATCGGGTTCAGGCTTTGATCCTAATGCAAGTAAAGCGTACATCGACCAGGGCGCTAAGCAAGGCTTCATCCGTGCAGGAGAGTACAATTCGCTACTCCAACGCATGTACGTGGCTACTGATAAAGTGCAAGGCAGTAATGCACTAATTCAGAACTATCAAAGCTCTGTTATTAGTGATACCGACTTAGGTGGTAAGACGAAGAAGGAAGTACGTGATGCATGGGTCGCTGGCATGTACCGTGCTGGTAAGACTGATGACCAAGTGATTGATGCTTTGATTCAGAATGGTACTAAGGTAGGTAACGTAGAATCTCTGGAGTCTGTAGGTGCGAGCATTAAGCCTATTCTACAGAAGATGTCGCTAGCCGACACTCCACTGACCCCTGCTGAGAACAACAGGCTGTCTAAGGTACTGACTACAATGAACACGCTGAAGGCAGATAATCGCCAACAGGCTGTGACTTCATTGCTGGCAGGTATGCCTGAAGATCAACGTGTGTTCCTAGGTACGCTATCTGCTAAGCTAGCTGGCGGTATGCTTGATGATGCAGCTATCCGTGAGACGAGTGCTCAGCTTCGTGCTGGTGCGAACATGTCAGAACAAGATAAGCTCGCATTGTACAACAACAAAGCGAATGAAGACCGCAAGAAGGTTCAGGAACTCACTGCCGGTGGTGGTGTGTTAGGTGGCCTTGTGCGTGCTCTGCCGTTCGGTAGTGATGTGAAGAAGCAGCTCGTTGCTCAGCGTAGCACTGGTGTTGTTTCTGAGGCTCTGCTTGATGAGATGCGTTACCTAGGTGTTGCTAATCCTGGCGCTACTTTTGATGTGCGTTATGACACAGCTCTAGCGAACATTCAGAATCGTCTGGTACCTACTGGTGAGTTCAGTATGGTTATGCCTCGTGGTGTATCTGTACAACAGTTCTTTAAGGTTGATGCTACGCAGTCGAATGAGCGTGTAGGCAAGGCTATCACAAACATAGCTACAGCAATCCCTGAGACAAAGGACAAAGTACTGTACTTCAATCCAGGTGTAGACGGGCGAGTGCACATGAGCGTGTACGATAAAGACCGTGCTGAAGGTGGTGTGAACGTACAATCGTACACATTCGAGGCTACGCAGGTTCAAGCTGAGCTGGGCAAGATGGATGCAAAGATTGCAGAGAAGTCTGCTAAGGTCTTCGGTCCAGGTAAGCTATTTACGCAAGGCTCTGCGTCTGTGCAGTACAACGGTATGTCTAGCACTCCTGTTGAACCTTCAGCTATGTACAAGTTCCGTAGTAACCTCGTGAAGAACGAGGGTGTGCGTGACACTGTGTACAAGGACACTCAAGGGAATCCTACAGCTGGTGTTGGTGTAGCGAATGAGTTCATGCCTAAGCCTGGGCCTGATGGTAAGATCAGTCAGCAGGATATTAACCTATCGTTTGCTAAGGCCTCTGATGCCGCAGCTACTGCTGCTGTTAAGATTCAAAATCAAACTGGACTGCAAGGTGATAAGTGGTTCTACCTTGTCGGTGAACTTGCGTATCAATCTGGCCCAGGCTTTGCTAGCCTTCCACAATACCGAGGACTGCTTAGTGGTATTCGTACAGGTAATGCACAGACAGCTCAGGCTGCTCTGCAAAAAACACCTGCGTACAAGTTATCTGGACCAGAACGAAAGCTGCACTACGAGCGATTGCTCAGTTCAGCGATGAATAATTGAAAGGATAGTAATGCCTGAAATCGCACCAGCGTTACAGCAGACTGTTGAAGCTGCTCAAGGTGCTGGGTTACGTGCTGAGGCTACCCGTGAACGTGCCAGTCCGCTTGTAGCGGCTGGCGCTGCGGTATCTGGATGGGCTACCTCAGACGTGTACCGGTGGGTAACTAAACCTGACTTCGGTGAGGCTGATCCAGCGTTCTCTGTGCAAGCTCACATCGACACTGTGCCATTCCAATTGAATGACGCAGATCGAGAGTTCCTCATGAAGAGCACGAACTCCGACTCATGGCAGTACCACTTAAAAGCGCTGCAAGATCAGCGTGATCGGTACAAGGCTATGGGAGACTCCCCGATCACAGCGTTTGCTGTGGGGATGATTGACCCTGTGTACCTAGCTGCGGATACCGCTTCATTCGGTGCAGCCCGCTTCGTTACTGCAGGACGTGCAGCGAGGGCCGTTACAGGGGCTACAGCAGCCGCTGGAGCTTCTCTGGCTATCACAGGTGCCGCACAGGAAGTTCGCCCCGTAGAGACGCAGGAAATCATTCTGGATGCCCTGTTCAATGCAGGTGCCACTGGCCTTGCTGCAGGTGTGGCTGGTAAGCTTTCAAAAGCCGACCAAGACTTCCGTGGTGATGTGTACCAAAGCACACTGCATAAAGCAGAACCTCCAGGTACCTCAGGGAATCTGGATAATGCAGCAAACGTAGCTGAGCAGCAAGCAAAGACGCTTTCTCAGAAGTTCGCGGATAATCTGGAATGGAGTATTCATTCCTCGCTGTCAAAGTACGATAGCACGTTCGCTGATTCTTTGGTGAGCAGCATTCGCTCTAAAGCAGTTTCTGTTGAGGATGAAATCTTTGCTATACGTAAAG